TGAGTCCAAGAGTCCGTTGTGACTCCCTGTGAGGGGGCCATCTGATACTGCTGAAGCATGGGGTTGTAGTTACTCTGCGCTGTTGCCATGGTTGGCGTGGACAGATTGCTGCCCGAGACGCTAGAGATTGGCCCTGCTTGGTAGTAGTTTAGATTGGGGTTCTGCACTGTATAGGCAGAGAACATGCCGGGGTTGTAACCGCCGTAGTTCAGCGCTGCTTGAGAGGCCAGACCAGTAATGTCAGTAGCTTGCTGCAACTGTGGGGCGACCTGCATCCCCTGCGCGCCTTCGAAGGCTTGCTGCTGCATAGGAGTGAACTGCGCAATGCGCTCCCCCATGTACTGCATGTAGGGGTTAGCCATAGTGTTGGATAAGGCACTGCCTTTACCCAGCATCGTTTCGACGTACGGCTTCGCGTAGTCGGGGATTGACGTTTGGGTTATTTGCGATTGGGTTGGATCAGCCATGTCGGCTCCTTATGCGGGAAGATGTTTGTCGGAGCGGCTGTTGGTAGCCACCTTACCCTTGCCTGTGGTTTTACCACGAGCTTTTTGGACACGGTCCATCATTTGGTACAGCTTGCGAGCGCCAGCATCCGTTGAGCCGTTGCCGAGTTCCGAGACGATACGGGCAGGAACCACGAACTCACCGTCTGCCAAACGTGCTGGCTGGTCTCGACCGATTGTCGCAGGGATGCTATCAGACACGCCGTCACCGGGGCCTTTGAGCAGGCGGCCGCCATCAGAGTAGCTGCCAAGGTTGTAGCTGGACATGCCGCCACCGGCAAGAGTCATGAGGCCACCTTCTTTAGCGCCTCCACCCCAGTCGCCATTTAAAACGTCTGTCTTAGTTACAGGATCTTCAGGGAGCGCAGCAGCAGCGCCGTATTGGTAGGCGCGGCCTTCTTTTTGACCGTATGTGGTGTAGTGTTTCCACGCGTCCGCAGCCAAATCCTTACTGTCTTTCAGCGCTGCTTTAACGTCCGGATTGGCTTCTAGGTATGCAGTTGCGTCAAAGGTCTGACCGCCTGTTACGGGGTAGCGCTTCTTAGCGTCGGACACAGAGATGCCAAGCGAATTTGCAAGCTGCTCGTAAGACAAGTTGTTTTGCGCCATCCACACAGGAACTTTTGCTACGTTGTTTCGCACGTCTTCAAGCAGCTTACCAAAACGACCGGTAGGCTCCCCAGTTGGGTTTGCCAAGTTACTTGGGTCCGTAACAAAGTTGCGGAGTTCCGTCTGGTTCATGCCGCGAGTAGTTTGACCTGTGTCTTGGTCGAACAAGAACGACTTGTACTCAGGGTTAGCTTCGTACTTGCGTGTTGTTGGGTTGAAGCGTTGTGCAAAACGCGTACTGTCTGCTGGAACGCCAAGCACTGACTCAGCGTATGGCTTCATGATCTCGCCCGTCTTCGTGTATGGGACGGGGGAGTACTCCGCGTTTCCTGTTAAATAGTCATACGCAGCCTTGGAGCCACCGGTCAAAGTGTTGTACTTCGCATCGTGCTCCGCCATAGTTTTAGGCGCTGCTGGCTGATACCCTAAAGAGCCACCACCAGTTGTGTAGGCATTTCGGAGTTGGTTCAAACCTGTGAAACCGCCTTCTGGGCGTCCGGGAACAAGTGGAGCAACAGTAGTGCTACCTGCGGGGGCCGCGGGAGCTTGTATTTGGGCGGGTGTTTGTACTTGGGGTTGTGCAGGAGCTTGTGCAGGAGCCAGTATTGCGTTGTTACCTACGCCTGTATCCGCCACGGTCTGCTGGTACTGGGCCATCTTGTCTGGCGCAATAGAGGACAGGGCGTAGTTACCGCCGTTGCTGTTGTAGAGGTCGGACACAACGTCATAGCCGCCGTACTTTTGAAACTCTGATGTTGGCACGCCTGTAGTCATAGAGCGTTGCATCAGCTCAGTAGCCAGTGCAGGAGTCAATCCGCCATCATCGTAATGCTGAACAGCTCCGCCGTGAGCAAGAGCCACAATACCGCCATCGGCTGCATTAAAACTACGGCTGCCCCACTCGTCGGCCTTGACAGGAGTCTGCGCTGTGTAGCGTTGGCCATACGGGTCGTATGTGTAAGGACGGATATAGCCGGGGTGCAATTTTGTGCCGCTGAGGTCTTTCTTTTCGTCAAGCAAACCACTGCCCAAAACGCCAGCAGCGGAATAACCCAAGCCGCCCAGCGTACTAGCAGGGCCGCCCATAGAAGATGCAGCATTTGCCGCCATCTGCTTATCCAAAGCACCCAAACCACCAGTGCTTGTAGCGCGATCGAGACCAGCGCCGACTTTGTCGAAATAGCTCGGTTGGACCGCCGCCGGTGCTTGCGTTACCGTCTGGACTGTTTGACCTGTTTGTGCGGCATTGAACGGTGTTGCGGGGGTTCCCGTAGCCGTGACCACTCCGTCTACTCCGGCTGTTTGAGATGCTCCGGCTGCTTCCGACATACCCGGACCGGACAACTGTGTCGCACCTTCAGCGCCCACTACTTCTGGCGCAACGCTGCCTTGTACGGTTTCTGCCATGCCCGGACCGCCAACTTGTTCCAGACCACCTAACTGTTCAGCACCCAAACCAGCCAAGCCTTGGCTTAAACCAAAACCACCGTACGCGCCGAGACCGGCCATAAGACCTTGCTGCAAGTTGCCCGTAGCCAACGCCGTCACACCGCCAACCATAGCGCCAGCGGTCAGCGCCGAAGAGGCGATACCAAAACCTGCGGGGCCAAGCGCAGCGCCGAGGGCGATTGGGGCCGCTGCCTTCACAAAGTCCTTCAAGCCAAACGCTTCTGGCAGACCTGTGTCGGGGTTGATTGTCAGCGTTGTGCCGTGCTTTTCCGCAAGGGCTTGCAGCCCGTGGACTTCGCTCGGAGTCATGTGAACAAGCATCGAATCGCCGTTGCGACCGTACGTTGCCATGTGGTTGGCGATAGCTGGTAGGCTCATGTTAGACCTTCACTTTTAATACATTTGTGGCTGAGTCGCGATAAACGTCACCAACCATGAGGTTATCGTAGTCCGCATCAGTTGGCAAGGTTCCTGTGTTCAAGTTCAGGCTAGCCCCGGCCAACGGCCCAGCGGTGTTTGTTTGGTTGAAGTACAAACGCAATACGTTATTCAATTGGTCTTGGTATCGACGATCGTATTCTACCGGTGCAAGCGGTAGGTTTGGGGGTGTTACGTTGGTCTGTGCCATTAGCGACGTCCGTCTGGTCGCATGTCAATACGAGGAGCGCCAAGCTGCCACGTTGTACCGACTTGGTTGGATGCCATTTTAAAGATCAACTGGCGGCCACGCACACGGGTGTAGACAATACCTGTGAACTCCTCGGTAATGTCGTAGTTGCTACCTTTAATAACTGTGCCGGAAGCCCCAGTGCCTGCACCAGAACCAGAACTTGCTAACGGATAAAGCGTCATCGTGACGCGTGGAGCAGCGCCTGTTGGGCTGTCGACAGAGTTCTCAAAGGTCAGGTCTGGCAGCACCCGCCAGATGTAGCCAAAGTTGTGGCCGTCACCAATATCGAACTCTGATGAGGAGATGTAGGCGTCAATCGCTACAGGCGTGCCGGTCTCGTTGTCGTCGATGCCCGACTCTTGGTTCAGCAGGATGTTGTTGTACGAAGCCGAAACAGGGCTTTCAAGCAGTCCCGAGTCCAACCATGCAGTACGCGCCATTGTGCCGTAGTACCAGACTTTTTCAACGTAGTTGAAGATCACATAACGGTCTACCGTGAACGAATCTGCGGAGCAGTAGAACCACCAGACTTCGTTAAAGCCTTCGTTTGTGCCAGAGAAAACTTGCTTGTTCTGCGACAGGTTGATGTCATTAAACACGTATCGGCGCAAGTCACAGTTAAGCGTTTGCACGCGGCCATCATAGGAATAGAACTTGTCCACGCCCATCCAGTAGACAACGCCCGAAGCCAACGACACCACGTTTGGCCCCATGATGGAAATGTTGTCACCAAGCAACTGCGTGCCCCACACATAAGGAGGTCCGAGGTACTGCAATGAGTACACTGCTTGGTCTGTGAAAGTCACAATTTCTTGACGAGTCTGGATAGCGGTGACGATCTCTGAGCCGTGCGACAAACGCACACTGCCTGCTTGGTTAGCAATGTTCGGGGTCCAAGCGTAGGGGTTGTTCTGGTCGGACCAGCGGATCAACATTGGGTCAATGGTCGAGCTGCCGTAGTCGTTCGTACCAAACACAATAACAAAACGGGACGTGTCAGACACAACGATCCAGTTCTGAAACAACGGCACATCCACTAGCGTAGAAATGGACTGTGTGCCGGACTGAGTCCCAGAGGTGTTCACTACACTTCCGGCTGCGTCTTGCAGTTCAACCACGTATCCGTC